AAGTAGTCGAAAAGACGATGTCCCCTACAACATAAGCTGTCGTTGCCGCCCAATTGCTATGCCGTGCCGCCAGAACGGAACTCCCGAAGTTCCCCGTTGTAACGGTTGGCGGGTTATCCGTCGCCTTGTCAATGCTTCCGTCATCATACTGTGCGAATAGCGCCCTCTCCGTAATCCGTCCCTTGCTGAATCCGTAGCCGGACGTAATGACTTTTGAAGAATAGGCTGTTGTCGTGTGGTGCAGGGCTTGCCCTTTTCTCTGCTCCAAGCCGTCGCCCCGCCATCTCATATTATACATGCGAGAGAAGGAGCCTGTCGGCAATGTCCCCCTTTCCCACACTTCATTGATGCCCTGATTAAAGGGTATTCTTAGGGGGATATAATCCGGTTGCCTCATCTTCTGACCTTCATGTTCACCTTGATCCTGTTGCGCTGGAATGTAGAATTAAGCATATCTGCCGATTGCCTCAACGCTCTTTCCCAATGCTGGAAATAAGCGTCCCCGAAATTAGGGTCCTGATCTCTGTACTGATAATTGAACGCAGCATATTTCAGGATAGCCTCCATGTGCTGCGGCTGGAACCTGTAAACTCCGTAATTACTATATACCGGCTGTGGACGCTGGGCATAATAAACCGTAATGGTATGTGCTGCGGTAGAAGGCGGCGGGTCAAGTCGTAACTGCAAACGCCCCTGTGGTTGCAGAACGTAGGCGTCTGAACTATCCCAGTCATTCTCTGTCCCCCCGAATAATGCTGTCACCAATACGGTTGATGATGTTTTGGATAGCACAATCCCCATACTGCCGTCTGTGGTATTATGGATAGTATCTCCCGCCGAAACGTCCGAAAAGTCAGCCGCGCTATCCGTCAGAATGGCTTGCCCCCCCGACAATACCCCGGCAGAGGTGCATGTTCCGGTCAATTGGTCATCAAGTGTCGCATCGTCTATAATTGTAAAATCCGATGGGCGGGAAACAGCGTCCACATTATCCTCAATAATAATGTCTTCGTAGTCCTTCCAATAGATAAAATCCGAATAAGAAGACCCCCCATCATTGTATTTACAATAGTATTGATTGTTTCTATCCTTGAGATAGAGAGATAGAAAATCAGCATTCAACGTATATCCGGCTTGCGACGCAACGGTTGTTATGGCTTGAGAGCTTTTCAGGCATTTAGTCCTTTCCACAAATTCAACGGCTGCGCTATTTATAAAATCATAAGAAGTCCTTGTATCTAAAAACGCTGAGTTAGCATCCTCATTAAGCAGTTGTCGCAGTCTGTAAAGGGCTGTAATGCCGTCCATTTATTTGCTCCAGTTTAAATTACCGTTTGTCGTGGCCGTCCTGCCGCCGTTGCCTTATCCTTTCGCAATACTTCAATATTTGTGGGTTCTCCGAGAAGCTTGCCTATCAATTTGAACAGTTTTGCGGCTCCATTGCGGCTTGTCTTATTCTCCACAATATTGATATTGATATCTTTTGCCATGTCAATTTGTTCCTTTGTCAAGGCAATAACAGGCTCAACCATTCTACGCGCCTCTTCATGTGCCGATGCCGTTCCGAACATCATCTCAGACCTTGTAAACATTGTTTCGCAAATTTTACTACTCAGATCTTTATAATTCTTCCACAACATGTTTCTTTCGTTGTCGTTAAGGTCGGGCTTTGATTTCATTATGTCATCATAGCGGGCCTTTTCCTTGGCGAGTTCCTGTTTTTCATAGGGGACAGTATCAATCGGGGTATCACCCCTTGCCAACGCTCTTTCTCTCCGTCCGATTGACTCCTTGAGTTCTCCAAGATGTGAAGCCAGATACCACGCCGGATATTCCGATGAATTTTTCCCCTTGTCATTTTTGTCTACTTCTCCGTAAAACTCCATTCCATGTATCTCCTTTAGTTTATTCAGACAGGCCGCTAAGCGTATCTGTTGGTTTGGCCGTTAAGCGAACCTTTGAAAATAGAGGGGCCATTAAGCCCCCCAGGGTTAAATGTTTATGCGACTGTTGCGCTAAAAGGTGTTGCCTCTGCCCCACCGCCTGAAATAGTCCAAGCTGTGCAAGACCAGAACCCCGCTGCGTAGTCAACGCATTCAATCCTGTTCCCAACGATACCGCCAGTAGTAGCTGCGCCAGCAAAGGTCATTGTGTCATCTCCAACTTCAGCCATCCAGACAGCACTTGTACCGTCAACGTCTGTGTCTTGTTGGATGTTAAGACTTCCGTCCATAACATCCGTAGCATTCGCTACTTTTATGATATTGGCGTTGCTTGTCGCTGTCGTACCGATAATAAATGTATACTTATCACCGGTTCCAGTGGCTGCCGGGAGTGTTACGGTTACACCTGCCGCTCTGTTTAAAGTGACAATCCTGTTGGCGTGTAAAGCCGCCGTGACAGCTAAAGTAGCTGCGGTAGCATCCACAACTTTGTCGGTAGCATCAGCGACACTATTAATCTCAGCAGCCGTTGCAGTTATCACTGTTCCGGCTTGGTACAGATTACCAGAACTGTCGGCAACCGTAACTTCAGAACCTAATGCACCGACTTCAAGGCCACTTGGAAAATTAGAAGCCATAGTCTTTCCTCCTTATTGATCTCTGTATCAGGGGGCATTATGCCCCCGTCAACAGGGTTAATTTTTTAACTAAAGCCTTTATTAACTTACAGCGTGCCCGTAACACCACCTCCAATCAATATACCCGTAGGCGTGCCGCATATAAAGAGCAATTTCCTTCAGGTAGGTATTGAAATCGACGGTGGAGCTGATTTCAGGCATAACACGGTCAAGCCAGATGGCGCTTTCCTTCTGTGCGTCAAGGTCTACCATGAACCAGTTATTTGTATCGGTATCGTCGAGACGAAGGAGAGGGATAACCTCATATCTGCCTGCCTGAGTGTTAATGTTGCCTTCCGCCGTATCCATTGATTTTGGTGTACCGTTGATCTCCTCTGCTATATCCGCAAGGCTATCAGGTACTACAAGGCCAAGATTGTCAGAGATTTCAATTCTTTCGGAAATATCATTTCTGAATTGCCGCATAAGAATTCTTGTCGCGGCTACGGTTGTCTTTGACAATGCCGATGTCCCGGAATTGTCAAATCCGCTTGCCGTCGAAGTCCCTGACTTGGTGGTATGCGAGCTTGAGCACAGCGCAACCCCCTCCTCATTCTTGGTCATAAAATCATAGGCCGTTGAAAAAGCATTGGCAAAAAGTTTAACGCCGGTTTTCTCTCTGGTCCTATGCGCGGAATTCATCAACTTTTCAGCCATATTATCAAGCACTGCATATTTCTTGTCGTCAATCAGCTTTCTTTCCACGTCAATCTTTGCCCCGTATTCTTTCGGCTCAATGATTTTATGAAAACCGGCTGCAACAGAAAGTGTTGACAGCTTTCCATTGAATTCAGGGATATCCGGCACTGAACTGATATCATAGAATTCCTCCCATGCGCTTTCAGATTTTACTACTCTGAACATCTTTGGAATCATGGATTTCAATTCCTTGTATTTATTTTCTCCCACTTCACGCAGGTTAGCCTGTAGAAGCATGACCTGCTGTGAAGATGTAATTGGAACGCCCATTTTTTAAGTCCTCCTGTTATTTATTATGCTCTGGTTGTGCAGAAATGGTCGCCGTCGAACATAAACTCCGCATATTCACTGCCTGCCGTGCTTAGATCAAGCCTTACGACATGAATAATATCGTAATCGGTGGCGGGTGTTTCGGAGCAGTTTATGTAAGAAGCAACGGTATCGTCACCGATCCTGACGTAAGATGTTCCCATAGGCCTAAGGGGTACTCTTACCGCCGTATCTCCTACCGCTGAATTGGCGGGGGTATTAATATCGTAAGCACATACAGTCGTTGACGTATCATCCGTTGTTCTGTAGATGTTCGCATTCCCGCCGGTCCTGAAGTAAATGGTTCCAAGGCCTGCAACAGGTGTAAAATCACACGCATTAGTCGTCATGGTTACCTTAGAGCCTGAGCTTGTAGAGGTCAGAAGAGACGGAGCTGTTCCAACAGCGTTGTTGAAGATGGGGGCTCGAAGAACAGTTGACGGAGTGATAAGCGCAACTTGAACCATTGCCCTCTTTTCTCCCTTGGCCCACTGACCTTCCACGCCGACATAATCAACGGTGCTTGTTGCCGGACCCGTTGCGCCTTCATCCGTAATATACTCTGCATTGTATGTAGAGCTGTATACAGGATTCTTCCTGTTCGTTCCAATTACTACACCAAACGGCCTGTCTTTATTGGTTGTATCGGCGGCTCCATCTGCCTGTTCTCTGACAACAAACCCTTCACTTGTTGCCAGAGCGGACAAATCAAGACAAACAATACTTCCAACGTAGACAGTAGCGCCAACTGCGACCGGAACCCACACAGTTTGAGGACTACCATGAACTACTGAAATCATTTTAATTTACCTCCATTATTTGTTATTTGTAGTCGCCCTTGTAATTATACGTGCCACACATAGGGCAACCACCTGTTATGTCGGATTTGAAGTCATGTCTTATCGTCTT